ATTGAGACTATTACTACTGATATAAGTATTTTTTATATGGCAGAAAGCTTATTTAGTTCCAACATGCCAAACCTTGATAAATACCAGATTGCTAGGTANGAAAGGTCAAAGGAAATGCTTGANGAGATAGCCAAAGGAGATTTGATTCTCCTTATCGGTGATAAGGTAGTAAAACCTAAAGCTTCAAACTCTTCAGGGTTTGCTACTACCAATAGCCAACAAGTTTTCAANTATGAAGACCCTAGGTGGTGATTTGAATGGCTATCTCAATGAGCGTAACTATTGATGATAAAAGAGCTAAGAAGTTAATNAAAAANCTTTCCACAGTTGATGATTTAAGTACACCGATGAAGCAAAGTGGTATTTATTTAGAGCGTTCGATTGCTCGCAGATTCTCAAAAGCCGACTGGAAGCCACTTTCTCCAACAACTATTAAAATACATCCTAGAAGAAAAGGTGGAAAGCCACTAAACGACACTGGAAAGTTAAAAATGTCAGTTACCTCACAAGCTATTGTTCATGTAGAAAAGAAAAAGCTTACTTATGGTACTAACCTTGTATACGCTCCATTGCATAACTTTGGAGGTAAAGGTGGTTGGGGTCGTACTATTCCACAACGTGAGTTTCTATATTTTAATGACAATAACGTAAAAGCAATAAAAAGGATATTTACTGACTATATAAAGGAGTTGGCTGACTAATGGCTAACAATAAAGGAATGTATAGAGAGATTAAGACAGCACTAGAAAACCAGATTATTAACCATCTTGTGGCAGAAGGTGAAAAAATTGACGTATATAGCGTACCCTATCAAAATATTGCTGTCTTTCCAGCAGTTGCTCTTGAGCTTGAAGCACGCAGAAAACCCAAAAAAGGGGTTGGAGTGAAACAGCTTATACTTGATATGGTCGTTTGGGTATATGTTGATATTATGGACGCTGAAGATGCTGAGGACGAGTGCTTGAGATTGACCGAGATAGTCGAAAATGCTATTGAGAAAGATAAGCANCTTGGTGGTGCTTCTCATTATTTAACCATAGATGAACAAGCTGAATTTGGAACTGTTGAAAGTGGTGAAGCTTCATTTTTATACGGAGCTAAACTCAGAGTCCAAGTAACCAAGAGATTTAATTGAGAGGTGATTTAATTGAAGTATGAATATAAGAGCGATAAAAAAATTAGAGTTATTTTCCCTTTTGATAAAGTAGTTAATGAGGGGGATATTATAGAAGCTACTGACAAAGATACTCAGAAACGATTAAAAGAACTTGGTTTTAAAGAGGTAAAAAAGAAGGAGGGTGATGAATAATGGCTGGACAATCTCATGGATTTGATAATACTGTTGTTGGTGGTAAAGAACCAAGTTTTGCTATACCAGCGAATGCTTATAACTGGCTTGGAATCATTGAAAGTTTTGAACCAGAGGAGTCAAATAATATTGACTCAAGAATGTCAGTTGGTGTTCGTGCTCCTCTAATGTTACGACAAGGAGCTAACGAGGTTGACGGTTCAATAAGTTTGGCTCTCCAAAATGCTCGTTTGATTGCTTATGCGCTTGGTAAAGTAGTAACCACTGGAGATGAAATAACTGGATATACTCATACAGTTTCTACTGTGGGAAGGGGTGAAGAACTTCCTAGTGTAACTATTCAAAACCACAATATTTCCCAAGACTTCACAAGGAACTATATTGGTGGGAAAGTTGATACGTTAACTGCTAAGGCTACAGTTGAGGAAGCAGTTACTCTTGAAAGTGACTTTTTATTCTCACATGTTGAAGATGTTGGTATCACCCCAGCGACTGTAGTAGCTGAACTTGAAAATTACTTCATGTTTTATGAGGGTTCTGTAAAGATTAATAACGCTGATGTTGCTGATATAACAGAATTTGAGCTTGAGATTGCTAATGGACTTGAGAGACGTTTTACTTTGAACGGTCAAAATAGACCTTCAAGAACTGAAGAGGGTAACTTGGAAATTACAGCTTCATTAACTATGGATTTTGTAAGTCTAACTCAGTGGGAAGTCTTTAAAGCTGGGGATAATCTTGAGGTTGAGCTTATTCTTCAGGATTCTCAAGACCCTAAGCACTCTATTAAGTTCATGCTTAGTGGCGGTCTTTATGATACCAATTCGCTTTCCGTTTCAGCTGAAGACTTGCAAGAACAAGAACTTGAAGCAATTTTTACAGGGTTATCTATTGAGGTTGTTGATGGAAATGCAACGCTACTTTAATTTTTTTGCTGAGGGGTATTACCCCTCTATTTCCACACTAATATAATTCGAAAGGGGAATGATTAATAATGACTAACAAACCATGGTTAAAAAAAGATAATGATACAAAAGAGGTAACTGTTATGGGGGCAAAGTTTGAAATTAAGAAGCTAACCTTTGGTGAGTCACGTAAAGCAATTAATGGAGCTTTGAGACATAACCCAATAACCAAACAAGATGACCTTGACCAAACACTAGCTGGTATTTTGCGCTCTATTAAAATGATTGAAAGCTGGGAGTTAACTGATGGGAGTGACAAAGAGCTCCCAATTGATATTAACACTTTTGATATGCTTGATGAGGAGTTCGTGAGTGAACTAATACAGACAATAAACGCTGAAGATGAAAGCGAGCTTGACGAAAAAGGAAAAAAGTAATTAGGTCAGCTGTTCTCAAAGGGCTAGAGGGGAACAAGGTTGATAATCCTCCTCAATCCCTACTAATCTATGAGCTTTGTAAAACGTTTGGCTGCTTACCTTCCAAGTTAGATGAGGAGGACAACAAGACCATCAGTGAACTAATTGTAGTAATGAACGCTATCAGTGAACACGAAAAGAAAGAAGATAAAGCTAACCGTAGAAAGTCTTTAGCTCAAAAGCAGGGAGGAGCTAAAAGGGGGTGAGATTAGGTGGCTAATGCTGTTGATATTTCTATTAATGCACATGATAAAGCTAGTAAAAAAATTAAAGGTATTGGAAAAACTTTTGACAACTTAAGGAACAAAGCTAAAAAGTCAATAGGAATTATCGGGTCAATTGGAGCTGTTGGGGGTGCTGGCTTATTAGCTGTTGCCATTCAAGGGGCTAAAATGAACTCCACTCTTGAGACTTCAACAGCACGTTGGGAGACTCTATTGGGAGGGTCTGAGAAAGCTGAGAAACAAATGGCTTGGATGAAAAAATTCGCAAAACAGACCCCATTCGACTATAAGAGCGTAGACAGCACGGCCACAGCTTTAACTGGTATGGGTCTTTCTCTTAAAGATGTCAATAAGTGGCTTCCTACTCTTGGTGATGCTTCATCTGTCCTTGGTGGTGGTTCTGAAGCTGTTGAGGGTATTGGTAGAGCACTAGGACAAATGAACGCAAAAGGTAAAGTTTCAGCTGAAGAGATGAATCAGTTAGCTGAGCGTGGTATTAACGCATGGAAAATGATAGCTGATGGAATGGGTCTTTCAGTGGCTGAAGTTAGGAAATTATCTTCAGAAGGAAAACTTCTTGCTGATGATGCTTTACCAATGATTTACACAGGAATGGAAAAGGCTTTTGGTGGCGGTACAGCTACACTCATGAAGTCTACTACTGGGCAAGCAATGGAAGCTCAAGAGAGCTTTAATTACTTAGCTGGTATTCTCACCAAAGGGGTATTTAAATGGTTTGGTTCTACAGTTCTTCCACTTATTAATAGTGGTCTACGAACACTTGCAAGCATGTTTTCTGGTGGTATAATAAGTGGGTTTACTAAACTATGGAACACTGGCTCAAAAGCGAAAGTGGTGCTATTAGCTCTTGCTGGTATTATTACAGGTGCATTAATAGGAGCATTATTTTTATTGGTTCCCATTATTGCTTCAGCAGTTGTTGCTTTTGCTCCATTCTTGGCTATTGGGTTGGCTGTTGCTGGTTTGGCTTTCATTATTATTAAATATTGGGCTCCAATAAAAGCATTTTTTATAAATACTTTTGGGGGTCTCTGGGCAGCATTTTCTCAATTCTTTAAAGGGATTTGGAAACTTGTCCAACCAATTTTAATGCAAGTTGTAA